CGCTCACGCTCGGTATCCATACCTTCTTCGTGCGGTGTGGTCAACATGATGATTCTATTTGGATCCAAGAATAGCAGTTGTGCGATCTGTTTGATCTGTGGCTCAATAGCTGGATAGCGGAATTCCACATCCATGCTGGTCACTGAATCATTGCTGTGCTTGGGGAAGTCAGCAGGTTTGAGTTGAACTGGTGTGGTCTTTGGTCGGCTGATCTTTACAATGTCAAACTGCTTGAGCTTGTCTTCTAGTTGTTTGATAAAATCAGGAGCCACATCACCCACAATTTTAATACGATAATTGTAGGTTCTTTCGCTTTCGGCCAGGTATTCTTGAAATTTTTTCATATTTGTATCCCTATATCCTATTTATGCTTTTGTATCTTTTTGGTCTCTAGAGGTCAACAAACGCTCTAGCAAATCATTACGACTGAGTATTTGTCCGTGTGCAGTTTCCACAGATTCATCTGGGTCGTTTTTAGACTTGTCCTGATCCATTTTGAGTTTTTTAAGTTGCAGATCTACCATTTTTAACTTTTTGTTCAGCTTGGCAGTCTTGGCCGTGAGTGCATGACCCAGCATGGCTCCAGCCACAGCAAATATTTCAGCACTGTATCTGCTGTCTACCTGCATGCCCAGATCCATGAGATCGTCGAAGGTTTCCTGGGCTTTGGCAGCTAGGTCGTCCATTTCCTGATCACTGGATTCCAGGCCACGCACAGCCGGCAAGGCCTGGTCGATCTTGTCTATGGTTGCATCAATTTCTTTGAGTGCAATCTGTGTGGCAGGGATGGATTCGGGTTCTGTGGTGTTGCTTTCGCTACCACTGGGCGGCAAATCAAACAGTTCTTCCAGTTTACGGGTCATGACCTATTTACCGGTTTTTTTACTGCCTTGATGGAATATTTGATCTTCGTTTATCACTCTAAATGTCAAGCCGTTTCGGCGACACCATTTGGTGGCAGCATCCCATTTGGCGTAGTTTACTGCTACTACAGCACGATCTCGGTCACTCATTCGGCTTTCGATCAGGCTTTGTTTTTTGGGTTTTATTTCAATTATCTCGGCCCGGGTAGTGTTGTCACGGCTGCGATAGGTCACGAAAAAATCCGGCACATACATGCTCTGCTTGCCGGTAACGGGATTACGATAAGGTATGCTGATGCTTTCACTGGCCCACTGCACTATATTGTCGTTGCTGTCTAGAAACATCATAAAAGTCATTTCCCAACTTGACCTATATCTGGGTTTGTTGCGGCCCACATACTTGTCTAAATTTTTGCAGGTGTAAACACCTTGACGAAAATTGGGCATGTCAGGACCTTATGTTGTGGGCCACATAGAAGTTGGGCTGGGTTGGCACATTAAGACCCAACAGCGTGCTTCTGCTCCTGATGCCATTGAGGTAGTAGGCCAAGGTAAGAGTTATCTGCGGTGCACTTTGCCCTTGGAATTGTTGTAACAAATCCATAACCGGTATCTTGGTCACATTGCTGACCCGGAACACAGACACAGTAAAGTTTCCGGCTGCTTCAAGACTTCCAAACACCGATTTGAAATAACTCAGGACCGCATCATACTGATCAACTGGTACCTGTTGTTGATATCCGTAAAATCTATCAAAGATCTGTACGGTCTGATCAATCTTGGAATTGTAAGCATTGACTGATGCCATGATTAATATCCTGCCTGATCATAAGGATTGAATCCAGGGTTTGCCGCAGGACCGGTTGGCGAAGTTTCAGTGTTGATTTTTGGACCCAATGGAAAGAACGGTCCTTGTTTGGCTGCTTCGGGTGTGCCTCTGGCCAAGGCCGGTGCCAGATTGTTCAGTATCTGTTGAGTGTATGCTCCAGATCCTGCCAAGGCACCGCCCAAGAAACTGCTGGCCACAGGTACTAGGCTTTGTCCCACTGCACCAATCACGTTCTGTAAAGTATTTTGACCAGTGGACAAGGCCTGTAGATCTTGCTTGTCGCCTTGTGGAGTTTGACGTATGGTGCCTTGTGTCATTACTGTGTTGGTGCTGCCTGGCACCGCGATTGGACTCTTGACCACATCATAGAAACTAGGATCAGCAAAACCTGTGACAGGATCGCTGGGTGTGTTGCCACCAACTGCGCCTGAATAGTATTTGACATTTTCATAACGGATGGTCATGGTATGCGTGACTATGCCGTTGCCTTGACTGTAGTCATAGGTGTCATGCAACCATTCTGAAATCATTGGGTTGATCATGGTGTACTGCGCATAGCTTTTCTGGGACATGCCGTAGATGGTTATGTCTCGGAAGAATGGTTCTTGTCCGCTGGCAGGGCCTGTGAGCAGACTACTGGCCAGGCTTTGCAAACTGGGGTTGGCATAGCCTTGTCCACTCAAGCCCCATTTCTGCACCAAACGCACAGGATTGTATAGATCTTGTGCGCCATAACTGAATCCACTGGGCAGGCCACTGATCTGTCCCAGCACTCCGCTTTGTGCAGGAGTGTTGCCATACTTGTATTGTGGATCTGCATAGTAGTATTGATAGTACTGATACCACATGTTGCGTATCAGATCACTGTGGTCATCGTTGAACACGATTTGGCAAGGATTGTAATTGATCTTGGTCTGTATCAGGCGCTTGCGGTTGTACTGATTCATAGTGCCAACCTCTACCTGGTACCCTGGCAACTGTGCAGTCTTGACCATGAGCCCAATGGTGCTGCTTTTGCCACCTGATATCAAATTGGCCACTGCAGGTATGTTGGTGTTTAGATTGAAGTAAACATAAAATAAAAACTTGTTGCGCGGTGCTAGGTCATAGCCGCTAGATCTAAATGTTTTACTGGCGTGAGAATAATCCCTCAGCCCTTGGATTTCACCATTGACTGAAGGAAACGGCTGTAAGGAATCTTGGCCAAAATAAGCCATAGACTATTAGCCTGTGGCTACGTTATTGACTGTCAACGGAATTGATGCGCCAACGCCTACATCTGCACCAGTGGTGGTCTGTAGAGCATTGTCATAACGGATGGTCATGGTCACTGTCATAGGCTCAGTGCCAGTGGCATAGTTGGCTTCGTTGTAGTTGACTCCTTGGAGATAGCATCCCAAGATAGTCCAAGTTTCAAGAGCAATTGGAGCATTGGCGCCATTGCCGCCATCCAGCACTTCAAACACTGTGGTAAACTTGTAATCAATGCCTGATGCGGCACTGCTTTGTTCTGCAAAATCCAACTGTTTCTGTAGTTGCTCACCAACCAAACGGCTCACGTTGCCGCCGGCATCATCACGCACCTGGCAAGTGATATCTTGCCAGCTGTGTTTGCCTGCCAACCGTATGGTGCTGTTGTAGATAGGCAGATCAATATTGTCAAAAGTGACCTGTGGACGACTAAAGTCCATGACCTGTTTGGTCAATTCTGTGGTAGGTTGTGTTACGCCCAAGCCCAAAAAAGTAACGCGAAAGCGATACCTGAGCTTTGGCATCAACAGACCTTGTGTTGGATTGCTTTGATCGCTGGCCAACGGAACGGTCAGTTTTGTCAATGATGATGTGGCCATTTGTGTCTTCTCCTGATATACGTTTATTTATGGCATTGAGATTGGGTCCCAAAGACCCAACCTCATTATGCTGCTGCCTGTGCCGCTATAGTTCCTGTGTTTTGAATACGCATCGGTATGTAGATAAACTCCACAGCTTTGACTGGTTCTATGGCTATGTCCACATACAATTCGTTGCGATCAATCGTGGATGGCGTGTTGTTGGTCAAATCACAGACCACCAAATAGTCATACAAGCCACGTTTGTTGACCAAATCACTCATGAGTGCTGTAATCTGGTTGGTTATAGCACTGCGAGTGATGGTATCATTGGGTTCAAACAGATATTGATTACCAATAATTTCCAAACGTCCACGTATGTAAGCAACAAGTCGTGCCACGTTGATACGATCCAACGCTGTGGCTGTACCTTGCAGAGTATGGTTACCAAAGTTCACAATACCTGTGCCAGGTATGAATGTGATTGGATTAACATTATTGCTGTAAAGCACATCACGCAGGCCTTGATTTACACCTAGAGGTTGGAATTCACCTGTTTGTGCATTCAAGTATCCAATCTGTTGTGCATTATCAACCACACCACGACGCAAGCCTGCTGGTGCGAACCATGGATAAGCAACACTGTCGCTACGGATAATAGTACGCAACATCATGTGACTTGGTGCTGTTACCACAATGTTACCTGTCAGATCGGTTGTGGTGCAACTTGGATAGAAAGCAGCAGCGTAGGAATCTCCACCGGATAGATTGCCGTCACCGTTAGGAAGACCTAGGCCATTGTTGTTGGTGGCCCAAGTTACCACTTCATCTGGTGTCAATCGTAATGGTGTGTCTACCACACTGAACGCTGTCTCGCCACGATCGTTGTTGAGTACCACCATGTTGGGTGCCAACTCTGGGTACTGTGGACAAGCAATCAAATTGTACTGTGCTTGTTGCTCGCGCAACTGTGTGCTGGTATCAATGGCCACTCTCAGTGCTTGTACAATCAAAGTACGTTGAGCTTGACGACCCATGTTGGCAGCACCATCGGCACGATTGCCCGAAGCTGTTACCCAGGCATTGGTCACTGTTGGTATAACTGCTGGAGGTGGATAGGCCTGAGCATTGAAGTAGTTGACCTGGAAGCTCTTGACATTGAATCCGCTACGGCGTGTGTTGAACAACAAGATACCTTCAGGATATAGATCAGGATCTGGAGCATCCAAATCCAAATAATCGCTGATCAACAAACTAGTAATGCTGGGGATTGGATCTGCGATAGGATCTGTGGTACCGTTGGGTGCCCAACGAGCATCGGCAAATAACACGCCATTGATCGTGGTCTGATCGGTATTGTTGATCTGTACCCATTGATTATCACCGTTCACTTGTTCCCAACGATAGAGCAATGGATAATTTTCTAAATCACTGGTGTCAATCCACAAGTCACCATAAACCAACGGGCTTTGTGCTTCGTCAGTCTGTGTGGTTGGTGCAGTGGCACTGAATATAGGACCGTCAGCATTGGTATTGCTTAGATTAAAGCCGCGCACATCATTGGTGACCATTTGATAACCCATCCATGCTCCGTTGTTTTGGATCATGATATCAGCCGTGGTTGCATCACTGTAGTACCACAATGTGCCATCTGATGGATCAACGTCGGGTGCGCTGAATGAAGGAGTGTACACGAATGTTGGAGAACTTACCCAGTTGCTGAGTAATATGCCCACTGCTACACCACCTTGATACCAGTTACGGATACCTGGGATTGGCAGGCCGGTAGTGGGATTGACCAAAACAAATCCAGCATCAGCCAATGGTGTATTGGTTCCGTCATCCAGGTAGATATCTCCACCAGTTTGATGTTCAAACACAATCTGACCAGCACTGTTAACTGTGGCTGTAACATTTGGTATGTCTGCCGAACTGACTGCTGCACAGAAATCAGCACTGGTAGTACCATTGATGGTCACAACGACAGGATTGTCAACAAAGTTTTGTTCGGGCTGTGTTGCTGAGATTTCAAAGGTGGATCCATTTACAAATACTGGAGTGGTCACATAGCCAGTGACTACTGTAGGACCGGTTGCCACACGTTCAAATATTGTGAGACCGCTGGAACTTTGTTGGAGAGGGTCTATCTCGCCATAGGTGGTTCCTGCAGGAATGGCCTGGCCGCCAGTGACTGGATCTAATGCATACAAAGCAGCGGCATCGTTGTTGTAGACAGGAGTGGCTTGTAATACGAAAGTACCCAAGGTAGCGTTGTAACGTTTGACTTGGATAAACATGCCCTGGTTTACTTCGTTTTGTTGTTGGAACACACTGCCAGTGGGTTTAGGACCATTGATAGGTGGCGAATAGGTATCAGTGGTGCGCCATCTTGGAGCTTGGTAGTTGGCACCATGATAATAGGCCGGAGCCGAATATTCACCTGCGGTAATACCTAAGGTTGCCAACGGAGTGCCAGAAATGTTGTTGATTGCAATAACTCCCTGATTCAAAGTACTGCCATCATTGGTAGCAGTGCCATCAGCGTACAAGGTCAACTTGCCACCTATGTTGGCAGCATACACACCCGCATTATTCATGGAGTTGTTAATATTTGTAACCAACTGTGTTACTGTGTTATTGGGTGAAGCAGGCACAGTGAATACAACATCATTGATGGCAAAGCTGGTGCCAGCAGCAATACTGGTAGGAGCCAGGGTGCCTTGTATTGTGGGCCACGCAGTTTTCCATACATCACTGCCAATCAGTACCCAGGTATTATAAAGATCGTCGGCACTGAAGCCATCTTGAATCCAGCCTGGTGCTTGAGCACTAGTAGGACCGCCGCGTTTGAAATAACCAGGATTTTGCAAATTGTACGTGACTACACAGTAGTCACCAATGGATCCAAAACTGCTGACCGGCACACCACTTTCTAAATTAGTATTGGTGTTGATTATCAATGGTGTTTTTTTAGTAAATGTGGATGTGGTTTCATTCCATTCAGTAAAGCCCCATCTGGTGTTGGTGGTGTCCAACCAGAATGTGCCGTTGGCCGGATCGCCTGAAGGGCGTACTAAAGTAGCTGTCAAGGCCGCCAAATCTATATCGGCACGCATCACGTAGGCAATGTTGGTTACACCCAACGCCGAGTAGGCTGCTAACAAGCCGTATTCGTTGAGTTCGTAGCCGTTGATTGGAGTACCGGCTGTGG